TCGCGGTATCTGGATTGCAAAGAAGCGATATGCTGTAAATGTATATAACTCTGAGGGTGTCACATATAACCCACCTAAGTTAAAAGTACTGGGTATGGAGATCGTAAGATCATCTACTCCTGCGCCTGTTCGTAAAGCATTAAAAGAAGCGGTTAGTATTGCGCTAACTAAAGACGAGGCAACGCTAAGAGCATTCGTTGCAGATTTAGAAATGACTTGGCATTCTCTTAAGCCTGAAGACATTGCATTCCCTAGAGGGGTTAATGGCATTAAGGAATATAGTGATCCAAGTTCTGTGTTTAGAAAAGGTACTCCAATTCATGTGAGGGGTGCTCTGATTTATAATCACCTGGTTAAAAGTAAAAATCTTGAAAAGAAGTATCAATTGATACAAGAGGGTGATAAGATTAAATTCTTGTATCTTAGAGAACCTAATATTTTAGGCACTCATGTTATTACGTTTACCGGTGAGATTCCTCCTGAGTTTAGAATACAGGATTATGTTGATTATGATAAAATGTTTGAGAAGTCTTTTCTTGAACCCCTTAACTCTCTACTTAGCTGTATTGGGTGGCAAGTTAGAGAAACTGCATCGTTAGAAGGACTATTCGGATGAAAAAAATTATTATTACCATTGGTGCATTATTATTAATTGCAACACAAAGCTTTGCATGGACACAGCGACCACCTCAAGACCCGCAAACATGTAGTATGCATGCACCTTACGGGTTTCCACAGACAGCAGATATTCAACCTATTTGCCGACAAGCATACTTGGTTGGTTATGATGCTGCAGCTAAGCTACCCAAATATGTGACGTATGAATTAATACCGCAAAATGCATTAGGCTGTATACCTCGTACAAATGCTTTTACCGCTGATCAATCAGTACCTAATGGTCCTAGACCGGATGACTATGCTGGTACAGGGTATGATAAAGGACATATGAGTCCAGATGGTGATCTATCTTGGGATCAGCAAGTAGAATTTGAATCTTTTTTAATGACAAATATGGTACCGCAAGCTGGTTCACTTAATCGCGGTATATGGAAGTTACTTGAAACAAGTATCCGCGGTTGGGTTGTGCAACGTAACCAAAGCTATACAATTTATGTTGGTGGGGTATATAATGCACAGGATAAAAAGATAGGTAATGGGGTAGTTGTTCCGCATAGTTTTTATAAAATTGTTATTAATAATCAAACTAACGAAGTAGCCGGTTGGAGCTTCCCACACATCCCACCATACCCTAACCTAGGTAACGATCTAACTAAATTTCGTAGACCAATAACAGCAATAGAACAAGAAGCAAATGTGCTGTTTGCTTTCCCACCAAACGCAAAAGAACTACAACCCGGTCAAGAGTGGCCTGTAGACTATGGTGCACTGACCAAAGCTAAGAGGGCTAAATGCGGTAATACAAACGATTAATTTGCATTTACGTTGAGGATAAGCTATAATATGATGAACTACAGGAGTTATAATGTCTATACTTGATAAAATTCAGAAGAACAGTACTATTAAAGATACTGCTGTCCTAGCTGATTCGAAATTCTTTCAGAAGAAAGATATGATTGCAACTACGATTCCAGCAATTAATATTGCACTTTCGGGTCGTATTGATGGTGGTCTAACCCCCGGGCTGACAATGTGGGCTGGACCCTCTAAGCATTTTAAGACTGCGTTTTCGTTGCTAATGGCTAAGTCTTACTTAGACAAATACCCAGACGCAGCCCTTTTATTCTATGATTCAGAGTTTGGTACTCCGCAATCATATTTTGATTCATTCGGAATCGATGCTAAACGGGTACTGCATACCCCGTTAACGAATATTGAGCAACTTAAGTTTGATATTATGACGCAGCTAGATAAAGTTGATCGTGGTGATCATTTGATTATTATTATTGACTCGATTGGTAACTTAGCTTCGAAGAAAGAAGTTGAAGATGCTCTGGAAGGTAAGTCTGTAGCAGATATGTCTAGAGCTAAGCAGATTAAGTCTCTATTCCGAATGGTTACTCCTCATCTATCTCTAAAAGATATTCCCATGGTAGTGGTTAATCATACCTATAAGACTATGGAGCTATATGCTAAAGACGTTGTAGGCGGAGGTACCGGTTCTTATTATGCTGCAGATAATATTTTTATCCTAGGGCGTCAACAGGAAAAGGACGGTCAAGATCTGGTTGGATATAACTTTATCATTAACGTTGAAAAGTCAAGGTATGTACGTGAAAAATCTAAGATACCAATTACTGTGAAGCACGATGGTGGTATCAGCCGTTGGTCTGGACTACTGGATATGGCTCTAGAATCAGGACATGTAATTAAACCTAGTAATGGTTGGTACTCGCATGTAGATAAAGAAACTGGTGAAGTAAGCGATAAAAAGTTCCGCGCGAAAGATACTGATACGAAAGAGTTCTGGATGCCAGTCTTAACTGCTCCATCGTTTCAAAAATGGATTAAGGAAACGTATCAAGTAGCTAATGGTAGTATTCTTTCGGATAGTGATATAATGAACGAGTACGCTGATGCTGAGGAATGATCTTTACAGACCCTGGTTTGTGGGTGAGGACTGGGGGTTCGAATTTATATCTGGAGACTTCAAAGATCTGGCAATACAGATTGAAGATATGAAGTTCGAAGAACAGGGTCTTGATTTTAAGTATCATATTGTTAATCAACCTGAATTAATTACTGAAGCAGATACAAAGAGTGATGCATTCGGATCCCTTATTGAAATTGTTATAAACGATATACTAAACGAAGCACTGGAAAATTATGACAAGACTGGAAACAACGATTCTAAGGAATCTAATCCATAATGAAACATATATGCGAAAGGTATTGCCGTTCTTAAAGGAACAGTACTTTACCGAAGAGAGTGAAAGAACGGTTTATAAATTATCTAATGAATTTATAAACAAATACAACAAAGCACCGACCAACGAGGCTTTGTCTATTCTATTACAAAACTCAAACACCAATGAGGGGATGTTCAAGGAAACTACTGATGTAATTAACAGCCTTGTAATAGACGATCAATCTAATACGATCAACATGGAATGGTTGTTAGACGAAACGGAAAAGTTTTGTAAAGATAAAGCTGTATATAATGCTATTTTACAATCCATTGGTGTTATGGAAGGTAGAGATAAAAACATTGCTAAGGGTGGTATTCCGTCTCTCTTGCAAGATGCGCTAGGTGTATGTTTTGATTCTTCAGTAGGACATGACTACTTCGAGGATGCTTTAACCAGATTTGACTTCTATAATAAAGCAGAAACTAGAATCCCATTCGATCTGGATTTTTTTAATAAGATTACTCAGGGTGGTATACCGAATAAGACTTTAAATATTGTACTGGCTGGTACTGGTGTTGGTAAGTCTTTGTTTATGTGTCACATGGCTGCCAGCTGTATCGGGCAGGGTAAGAACGTTTTGTATATTACCATGGAGATGGCAGAGGAAAGAATTGCTGAACGTATCGATGCTAATCTACTTAATGTCGATATTGATCAGCTTAAGCATATACCGAAATCGATGTTTGAGAGCCGAATCTCAAAGCTAAATGGTCGAATTCATGGCAAATTAATCATTAAAGAATATCCGACCGCATCTTCTCATGTTGGGCACTTTAAAGCCCTATTAAATGAACTTAGCTTAAAGCGTACTTTTAAGCCTGATATTATCTTTATTGACTATTTGAATATTTGTGCATCTTCTAGATTTAAGCCTGGTGGAGGGGTAAATTCTTATACATATATTAAAGCCATTGCTGAAGAGCTTCGTGGTCTAGCTGTTGAATTTAATGTACCTATCATGTCCGCTACGCAGACGACACGTTCGGGTTACTCGAACACAGATGTTGAGCTGACAGATACTTCCGAATCGTTCGGTCTACCTGCTACAGCAGATTTTATGTTCGCTATTATCAGCACTGAAGAGCTTGAAAAACTTAACCAAGTTATGGTTAAGCAGTTAAAAAACCGGTATAACGATCCAACGTTATATAAGCGGTTTATGATTGGTATTGATCGAGCAAAGATGCGTTTGTTCGACTTAGAACCCTCTGCACAACGTAACATTACTAATTCTGGTAATCCCCAGGATGATACGCCAGATTTTAGTATTGCAAAAGCGTTCACACATAAAAAAGATTTCTCCGGTATTAAGATATAAATACTTAAAAAGGAGATCCTATGTTTCTTGCACCCGTTATAGATGACGTCCTGGAATCTAAGAAATCTAAGCTTATTGGTGAATGGGGTTACCCACAAATTGTAAGCACACTTAATAGAGCTTTTAAGAATGTTGAGCCTTTTAAGTTTCATCACGAAACCTATTATGATTATGGTAGGAATGATTACTCAGTGTCTGGGTTATACATCATGGATACTGATACCAAACATATTGTACTTAATTTTTCTAAAAGATGTACATCATTTGAAATAGCACCCAAGTCTTGGAATCAATTTAAATTTGATATATCCCAAGTATGTCAACATGAGACAATTCATCAAATTCAATGGCAGCATCGTGACAGTGGCTTAATGGAAGATTATGACACTGCAGTTGACTTCCGTAACACAATGGGATCAATTGAAGATGAAAAAGAATATCTGGCAGATGCAGATGAAATAGATGCATATGCTCATGATATAGCAATGGAAATTAAATTTAAGTATCCTAAAAGAAATCCATACGAAATTCTTAAGGTAATTGATACGAAGAGAAATTTGTGGTCGTATACATATTACAAGAGAACGTTTCGAGGTGAGGACTGGAGTCATATTAAGAAAAGGTTACTTAAGAAGATATTCTTATGGTTACCCTACGTACACTAAAATGGGAGATATAATGGGTAACATGTATTCTGCTGGAGATATATTCCAGTTTTTCTTTACAATCGTAACTTGTATTGCCTGTTACTACAGGGGGAGGAACGATGGTATAACCCAGATCGTTAATGACTTGATAGAGAACGGTGCAATTAATTTCCCTGAAGAAGAAGAAACTACCAAGCTGTAACGGTTGCCAGTAACCCGTTTTTAGGTTATAATAGGGTATCAATAACTTAAACGGGCAATCATGCACACACAATCAAGTTCAAAAGCGCGCGTACGTAAAGATACGGTTGGCGAAGATGGAATGAAGGTACTTTTTGAGAAGTACAAAGAATGCGATCTACAGTCTTTTCGTGAAGTCTGTAAGCAAACGATTGATGAGTCGACTGGCAGTAAAGTAACTAAAGAACGCTTTCATCGCGAACTGCAAAAAGCAGTATCGAAAGATAAGCTTCTTACCACAGTTACAAACTATCTCTTGGCAGGTCAAGGCTTGGGAGTCTGATCCCAATTTTAGTGGTGTTACAGTAGTAACAATTTTTTATATTATGAAAGAAAATCAAATGACTACATTTACAGTCGCAGGCGTGTC